GCCGATAACTGATATTCAATAACGAATGAGTTACCCCTTGCTATCCTGGTAAGTGTCGCCATTTTCTTATTCGGCTTTTAAAAGCGTCTCAAAGGCTCTGCGAATGACATAAGGGAATTCCTCCGCGAATCGAAGGATCACCGCCGACATCTCCTTTGATACCTCGACTTCACCTTCATGGTATATCCTTATGCCAAAACCAGATTCTCCGACATCTTTCGATGACGAAAAGATCGTATTACCGAGAGACTTGCTAAAATCGACATGCTCAACTTCGCCCTCAATGTTCTCAATGGGCACTTTTCTAAAATCTACTTTCATACTCATTCAATCGTTAAAGTTAAATCCACCGGATCATTTCCCTTTAAAGGAATTTGGATACTGTGAATCGTAATCATCTCACCGCCTTGATACGAAGTCGCCCTTCCGACTTCTTTCCCGTCCGCATTGGCAACGATAAAATTCGTACTGTTGACGGTCTCCGTACCGTCCGCTCTTCTGGACACTTCTTCGGTGTCTTTTACAAAATTTAGTTTCATACTTTAATTTTTAAAATGTTAAATAATATATTTCATTTCATGCTATCAGATTTACTTATATTAAAACATTACTTATTAATATCTCTCTGTATCTTGTCAATCTCTGCCACAATACTGGCTCCGGTTTTTGCCGGTTCCTTTATGCGATCTCTTGCAATGGATTCCATCAAAGGCTATTCGTCGGCCTCCACCATTCAAACCACGGCCGATGAACTGGTGGTACCTTGGCCGGCCGTAATTCAGGAACCATCGCGTAACAAGAAGACGCATTTGCCAAATCTCCAATTTCGTGCCTGTCGTCAAGCTCCACTGTATAACCTTTAACTTCTATTTGACGTTTACGTTCTTCGGCTATAATTTCTAATCCTGTCATAACTTTCTTATTTAAATTTTTCATAACATACTGTTTTAAGTTAAATTAAAATCTACTATAAATATAGCTTTATTTTCTAAAGAATACAAACATTCAAATGACAAAAATCTTCCTTCGAATTCCTCCGCAAACTCTCTAAAATTCTTAAAACAAAGTTCTTTCTCCATAAGCGAATCATGAACAATAATAGAATTGTCTCTCATATACCGACAGCCTAACATATGATTCTTTTCTTGCGAAGATGTAATTACAACAAGAAACGGAAACCACAGTATCCGTCCATCAGAATCAAAATCTGGAACAAGATCAAATATTTCTATAGGTTCTTGATTGTTGTATCTTATCACCCCAATCCAACAGTCATAATCAGATTGCTCCAACCATCTGTTTAGTTGGCCTACGTTGTTACCATTTTCCGACCATGCTATGCGATTCTCTGTTATTATCGATTTGTCTTGCAATGCATTAGCTATTGCGTACAATCCGCAACCATACCCAAATTCTTGTTTAAAATGACTCATTCATATAAAAATTTTAGTTTCTGATAATTCATGTTCAAAATACCATAAACTTTCTGATTGAACAGAAAAAGCAACTTGATACTCGTGTAAACATGTCAAGTATTCGTACTTAATGTTTAAAACGACTCCAGGATCGCTTTCTGGTATTATATGATACACTCTTTCTCCGATACTAGCATTAATTCTGCCGCCAGTAGAACCTTCTATTTCTTTATCTATTGAAAATCCTACAATCGGAGATATCGCTTTGTGATTGTAACCACCAAAGTCTGTTAACCTATATGCTGAATAAGTTCCTCCTGTTGGCGGAACATGAGCCCAACTCGAAATCCCTTTTATTATAGCGTCCCAAAGAGAAGTTATGTTTTCAAAAACACTAATCTTTATACCTCTTGAATTGTCTTCCGCCTTCCACCAATCAGAATCTCTGCCGGCAGACGCAAGCGCATCTATATGAACAACGGGTTTATACTTAGCCCAAATGTTTATAGAACCATGAGCACATAATGCTTTTAGATCAGTTGCAGCGCTACCTAATACAGTCTGTACATCACTTAATTCGACTGGAGCTATTATTTTTCCATTTGCGTTAGCCATTGATTCATTATATTAATATATGAGTATAACCTTCATGCCGATTGAATAGACTGAATAATATGAATTTGTAAAGTCTTGCCCGTTCCTGGCTGAGTCAACGTAATAAATGTTGTTCTTGTCCCTCCAGATGTATTTTCATATGTATATGGTGTAACTAATACCATACCATATTCATCTTTCGCTACTGTGATATTTCTAAGCTCTTGCCCTACCATGGTATATGTCGGAACGACTGTCTCTCCATTTACAGTACTATAAAGCTGAATCCAAAAGAATCCAGCCTCTTTTGTTGTTTCTAAAATATAAGTATCTTGGCCTGATGGTAAATAGGCAAACTCAAATCTATTTTCAACTACCGTCATGGCGTCAAATATCTCTGTTTTATCAAAACATACAACAGCTGCTCCTGGGTTTGAAGTGGAGCCATTAGGCATTCTTACTGAACTAAAAAATAAAAAAGATTTCCAACCTGTTATATCGTAACCTGAAGATTCTACTATGTTATGAAAAATTGTTACGTTTTTGCTTGAATCTGTTCCTGACTCTATATCTCCTGCTGATGTTGCCCATATAAACTGACTGTTATTGTCAGGATTAAATATACATAAACCTAAATACCAATTCTGCGATGAGAAAATATTAATATCTTTAAATGTCAGTTCTCCTATTCCGGCATAATCGCTGCCTCCTATATGAGAAGTTCCTCCTCTCTCCAAATTTACTATAGCTTGCCCATACTGGCCGAACATATCATAATTAACTACCTGAATTCTGACAAAATCTCGCGCTTCATGTGCATAACCATTAAAATCCGCCAATCTATATGGAGCATCTTCTCCTCCCGTAGGATGTTTGTACTCCCACCCTGTCGAATTATTTGCGGCTGATATCAATGCTATCATACTATTAAATGTAGAAATTGAAAAACCGGAATTCCCGTTCGTGGCTTGCCACCAATTTTCTATTTCACCTGGGACTGAAGCAAATGTATCGCCGTAAATAACAGGCTTAAATCTTGCCCACTTGTTTATGTTCTTGTGTATACACAGATATTCAACCATGTTTTCGGTTGTCCCAAGAACCTGTTGCACATCCCATACAGAAACGGGAGCGGTTATAATTCCATTACTGTTACTCATTTCAATCTCCTTTCTGCATTCCTGCACCTCTTCTTTCTCGCAGGCTATTATCGCCAACAAAAAAAAGATAATTAAAAAACATTTTTTCATATAATAAAATTTTATTGTTCATCTACACCTCCAATTTTAACAATGACCCCTGTAGCAACTACCATACATTTGCGATTTTAACCGTTCAACTTCTTTTTCTAAATTCTCTACTCTTTTACGAAGCTCAAATTCAGCTTTCAACATTATCGGAATCAATCTTTCGTACTTAACGAGTAGATATCCGTTATGATATTCTATGAATCCCGGAAGCACTTTTTGAACGTCCTGCGCTATCAATCCGTAATTAGCCGTTTTGTTGGTTAGGTATTTGCAATGATCCTTTGCCTTCCCGTTCCAGTCGAACTGAACGGGAGCGCCTATCTTTTCTAACAGGCTAAACGCATCGAAATCCCTTATATTCTCTTTCAGTCTGCCGTCTGATGTAGATTCGGCCAACGCTGTAACGCCACCGACCGCTATAATATTTGAAAGCGAATAAATTTGTCTCGCCGCCCTGATGCCTCCCAACGTATATATAGATGCGTCACCTGTCGCTCCTGCATCTGTCGTATTGCTAACATGGAACATTTTTCCATTGTAGATTCTAACGTATGAAGTATCTGCCATGTAAATTCCTCCGGCGTATGTTTCATTATACCATCCTGTCGCTCCCACCGTTCTGACCCACGAATTGCAGATAAAACTTGATGTAGAAATAGCGTACGATGTATTAATATATCCACCGACTCTCAGATTATTGAAATAGCCATTCGCCCAACTTGCCGTTGTGCTACCTATATTATAGGTATTTGTAGCACCGGGTGAAATACTACCACTTACTGTTAAACCGCCAGAAATAGTACCTCCTGTTAATGGAAGCGCGTAAGAAGAATAATTGCCTGTTGTAATGTTCGGATACACAGTTGTTGTCAATGCCACTACTCCATCAGATGGCGCGGCTACTTGATTTGTTATCGTCCAAGCTGTCCTTAAATCTGCTCCCGTGTGCCCTGCCACAACATCAATTATAGCCGTTCCTGTATATCCATCGGTTCCTGCTATATGTACATACGCATATCCTGAACTATTTTTTCCCATGGTTACAACTACACTTGTACTGCCTGCAATCATTATTGCTCTCGGTGAATACCAATTATCTGTTGCGCTATATAAATAACCTGAACATTGTATATCAATTGGAACATAAGTTCTATATAATCTAATTGTAAAAGATAACATCTTAGCACTACTTGTAAGAAACGGAAGAGTTATTAATGTACCTAATCCAACGTTCGCAGCACTATTATTAAAACTACCTACATACCCTTGATAATTAGACGAGTTCCCATGCCAGGTAGCTAAAGTAGCAGTAGCCGCATTTCCGCTTATACTTATCGCCCACGTCCCACTTGCGCCTATACCCGTTAAAGTTGGAACATAAGAGTTATAATTGTATGTGTCGAAAATCTGATATGCAATTCCCGCACGATTATGTATTAAATTTGCGGCATTGCTTAAAATATATGTGTTATATGCTGTGTTGCCGAAATAATTATAATTCCCTGAAGATAAATGAACCATTTGTTGATTTGTACCGGCAGAATCTTTCGCATACAAATATGTTCCGTTGCTTAATATAGTTCCTGCGCTAAATGTTTTTAGTCCTGATATAGTCTGCTCGCCTGTCAAAGAAACATAGTTTATCAGAGTTGAAGCTAATGAACTACTGGATACAGCGTCTGTTATCCCAAATCCCGATAAAGTGGTCGGCTTATTTAAAATATCAGCCCAACTAACAGTTGTAACAAGACCTGCATTCTCTAAAGCCTTTAGCCTTGTATTGATAGTATTGATCGTATAGGCGTTGAACGTGTCGGTTAGATTTGTGTTGCTGAAAGAGCCTCCCAGGTTACCGTATCCGTAAACTGTTTGAATAATACCTCCCCCCGTTCCTCCTGGACTATCGCCCGATGCCCCTAATGCCGACACTCCACCGACTGACCAGAAGTCGTAGTTAGCCCGGATACTTTTCAGAACTTCTCCTTCGTATATCGGTGTGAAAAGTTCGTCAAATATACTCCCGCCTCCTGAAATCCTGACAACATTACCTTTGTCCCCGATTGTGAAGATCGCAGGATCATTTTCGTTATTGTTAATGAATAGCTGTCCGGCTTTATATGTTGTATCCATATTCTCCGGATGAGTGGCTTTACCGTTTTTTAAATCATTTCCAAAACGCTGAACCTGATACAGACTATTTTTATACTTTCCCATTAATCCACGGTTGATGTGTTTTCAAATACATTGTTATCTTCATCATATCTCAATATATCACCGTCCTGGAGATTGTTAAGAGAAAATGCAATCGTACCCGTTATATCTGCCGCCTTCGATTCTCCACCAATACCTGCAATATCATTCTCAGCGGTTTCGATCAAGATGGAAAACCAAAAAGATTGCCGGTCTTCACCTATCTGTGTCTTTTCGGGAACGCTGTCTTCCGAACGAATATAACCTTCACCGTTGATTGTAAAGTAAGAAACGCACAGCATTCTATTGAGCGTCTTTGCGACCCAGTAAGGAACTCCGGAGGCATTTCCTACATATAACGTACGGGTTTCATAAGGAACGGCATATAACTGAACGAGTGATTGGAATTGATCCCTGAATGTCTCGTTCTCAATTCGCTGATCTATTCCGTGTGGCCTGAATCCAGCCTCGACACGGAACTCAATGAATTGCCTGGAATCGCCAATCCAGAATATATTGTCAAAGGCTGAATTGTTATCTTTGTTGGAACATCTTATAAGTGAGGTATCGGATAAGAGGGAATCTGATGAACTGACGCAAAAAGGTTCGCTTGTCAAGGATGCAACCGTAACCGTATAGGTCGATTCATTAATACCGGTCAATTTGAAATAATACATTTTCATTGTATCATTGACCGTATATGAAGATAATGTTATTGTTGAGGACGCACCGGTTACGAGGTTATTTAATCGTGCGGAAACCGTTTCACCACCGGTTGCGAAGATTTGGACAAGTATCGTGTCCGTAGTATGGAACTTCTGGATGTAATTCGATTCTACCAGAAAACCATCCTTTAACGGTTCAAATACAAGCGGGCATATATCACCTACTTTAATCATGTCTTTTCGTCCTTATATTCGTACCGCATCACTTGATACGGCTTATAATGACAAAGATATATATTTATCCGGATTTTCTTGTAAACGGAACACAAAAAAAGCCTCAACGAGGAGAATTGTCGAGGCTTTTATAACAATATTATTTATAAAATCATATTTCCGTCAAAATTAAATGGTATTCCGTACTTTGTTCCTTTCCTAAATTACAATCGAACCGGTCTATGAATCCCCTATATGTCGTATTGTTATGTTTGATTTCAATAATTCCTTCCAAATCATTAGGAATGTCAATCTCCGGGGTCGCAAAGCTAATCTTTTTCGCAACGAATAGACGGCCCGAACTCTTTATCTCCGTTATATTCGCGGTTTCCAAAACTCCATCGACAGTCGCATTACTGTTCCCCTCACTCGAAGCGAACGTCAATTGCCTGTTCGTGCAGGCGTTTATGTAATCTATATTTGAAAGAATACACCGCCTGGGGCTGAACATCCCGTTGAATTGCGTTCCGGGAGATACCATGCCGGATAGCGTAACCGTCTCCCTGTCCAGCGTATACCAGTATCTCCATCCCGTTACAGGCAAACCGTTAATATAGTCGGTGAACCTTTCAGAGTGGAATATCCCCTTAAAGAAGAAAATATCCTTGTCGCTGCTGCTGTCGGTCGTGCTTGTCGATCTTTTGTTTAACAACACTTCAAAGCCGAGTGGGTCTGCACGATATGGACTTACCAGCCGCAGTTCGCTATCGTTTATCAACAATCCCGTATTGAACGTTACTCCGAAATGATAGGCATCCCGGCCGTTCACCTCTTCGTAATCCTGCTTGTCATAGCCGGCCGTTATCCTTGTGTACAACAATTTATCCGCTACGAATACTTCAAGGTCATTGTACCTCTGAATCTTTTTCGTTACCATATCCACGAAGAAACTCGACCGGTGGGAAAATGTAAGGGTGTTACCGTCAATTCCGTACGCGTAACCGAAAACGGCGATCATCCAGTCCCTGAATTTATTGAAAGAGGTGTATATCCTGGCATCGCTAATCCCACGTATGGATTCGGCCGCTATTAAGCGCGTTGTCTGTACCCTGTCGTCCTGTTCCTCTATTACTCCGGTGTACGCCGTGCCGCCGGACATCTTTTCAAGTATCTTGTTAAGCAATACGGTCGGGTCTATCGTGTCGATATTCACTGTGTCGGAACGGCGATCCATCCAATTCAAGGAAATATTTGTTTTATCAAATGTTATAATAGATTTTGCGACACCTATTACAAAGAAGCACAAATGTTCTTCTGCCAACAAATTTACTGATACTTTTTGATCAACTATATCACGGAAATTCACATTGTCATTACTCGTCCATTTTGTTATTTCACTCAATCTTTTATCGTTGGTTAAACGATAGAAATAAATACTCGTGTTACTGCTTACAGACGGTTTAAATGAAAAATTGGCAGTGATTTCTACCGTGCAGTCGACTTTAGCCTTTGCAAAATAAGTGAATTCTTCTTTTGTACCTGAAACACCCTGGGTTGCAAGCTGATCTTGATCCTGAATTTCCAATACGTTATTATGAAGCACCTCCGGAGTTCCCATATATAGCGGAAGAAACATATATCCGTATGAACTTGGCATGGTTACAGTTGTCTCCGTACTATCTTCCACGCTATCTCCCGTAACATACCAGTTCGCCGACTGTTCGATCTCTATCCCGTCATAATGCAAAGGTGCATTATCTTTTATAATGTCCGCAACTTCTATCTCAAATTCCGTATTTGCTTTTGACTTAAGCAATGCCGTTAAACTGTCCTCTACACCGTTAATTATTAACACGCCGCCCATATCGCTATACGATGAAAAGTCAAGAATACAACGGAATATTTCGTTATACGTCCAACTATTGTTGCGCCGGTAAAAGATAAGTGTCGCACTTGAAAAGAATTCGTTCTTCTCAAATTCTTCTTTCAGTAACAACCGGGCATCGCCGACAAACTCAAAACCTGTGGATATGGAACGGACTACGCCATCGTAGTTATTGCGCATCAGAGTAGTTTTTACTATGTCCCAGTTCTTTAGTTCTCGCGTGGTTGCGCTGTAGGATAACCCGCCAACCATAAGGGTAAACTTATTATACATATATTTATGTTTAGTGCCGTATGAAGTCATACGGGATGTTTATACTATACTTTCAATAATTTTAAAATATATTCTCTACCTATTCCGGTAATACGACGATGATAGATGATTTTTCCATTGTCTAATGCTTCTTGCTTAATCTCAAACAATGCAAGCTGTGCGTAATCGGTATATGGAAGCCATGTACCGTTTATCTTATATTGGATACCAAGATCGTGCAATTTATTATTTAACTCGATTGCCGATTTAAAACCCAATTCTTTAGCCACCTCCGTACAGGTATATGTTTTATTTACATGGGTAAGGATAGATACCGTTTTTTCCGCTTCAACCCTTTTTGTTTTCTCATCTCTAAGTGCTATAAGCAGATCAATTCCGAATTGCGGATCATTTATTATCTTCTCGATTGTCACATCGGTGGCGTATGCTCCATGCTTGCGGATAGACGGAAGTACTTCGGAGGTTACCCACTTGCGGAATGGTTTTGCTTCGGGTTTTCTACTGTCAAGAATGACATCATACAAACCATCTTCGTTGACAAAGTTCGCTTGTTGTGTTCTTCCTAACGAATCGATGATGGGGTGGTTTGAAACAACCCCATCATCTAACCGCCTAACTACATCGGTTGATGCAAGGTCTAATATTTTGCAAACGTCCGTAAGGCAAAATAAGGGATTATCATTTGTACCGGCGGTACGAATTTGACCGAACTGGTCATTTTGGAAAATTTGAATACTGTCCATACGTCCAGGAATTAGTGCCGTACAACTTCATACGGTAACGCAAAGATAATAAAGATATTGGAATAAAAAAACCGGAGTTATTCCGGCTTTCCTTTTAAAATGTGGGATTTTATTTCTTCAAAATACTTATTTGCCAAAGCCTCCGATTCCTTTATATATAAATAATTAGAATATATTGCGTTGTTTAACATATCATGAAGTCTGTTATATTGAAACGAAACGTCAAGACGTAAATCAGGGATAGGTCTTGATTGAAATCCGTGTCTTCCTCCCACAAAACTTTTTTTTTGTTTATATAATTTATAAGTTAAACCCTCTTCATTTAATGGAAGAAATAAATGTCTGTTGTAATTTACAGCTGAATAAAATGCATTAGTAATAAACCAAACTTTGAATTTACTTTTTTTGGAAAGATACGCACACGCCTTTTCATCATGCTTTGCATTTTCCAGACTACTCAATGTTCCATATATTGGAATAAAGTTATCGAAATTAAGAATTTCAATATTTAGATTGTTGCCACAAGGTATGAAAGAGATGTTTATATTTTGGTGTTTTTTCCTTAACTCAAACGATTTTAGGTAAATAGGCTTACATACTTCATCATTAAAAAATACATCTTCGTCTATTGCAACAATTAAATCAAATTTATTTCTATTCGATAGACGGATAAACATAATCTTTCGTTTTGCATCTCCATTTATAGAATCAAAAAACTCTTCAATTACAGGAAGAGCACTTTGCAGATTCATTCTTATGTCTTTACGCATTTTTTTTGAATATACAGAAATGCCCTTCATACATTCTTTTTCGTACGCATCAATAATATCATCGACGGTAAATTCCTGACTTCTGGAAGGAGATAAATTCGTTCTATTGTGTTCTTTAATAGGGCTTTTAGTTATAGCATTCATAATTACGTCTTTATTTTAAAGGAGACTCAATGGCTCTCCGTAATTTAATCCCTTATCTTGTTTCTTCTACAAATGTACACCATGAAATATTAAAAACAAAAACAAAGAAGTTAATTATTCGTTTATCGGGATTTATATCCAGGGATTGTACAACCTCCCGTTGAGGCTGAAATCCTTAAAGTATCTTAAACACGTGAAAATAAATACGGAAACATTTGCACGGAAAGAAAGAAACCCTTACCTTTACATCATCAAAAATAACAATTTAAAAAATAAAGAGATGAAAACGATTGAAGAGATGAAAAATTTGGTAGCGGGCGGCAACGCCCAAGAATTAACCCTTGCCCTCGCAGAAACCATGCGGGGTAAGGAAATATCCACCATATACTTCGGTTATGCCGGCCAGGATGGAGTAGATAACTTCACAGTAGGCGAGATCGTATCAGAATACGAAATCGCTTCGAAAGAAGAGATGGCCGGTTATCCATCCCGCGCAGCGTATTGGGAATCATATATGACACCTAAGCAGTTGACGGAAACGAAGTGCAAGCTCGTATTATTAACGGCCGAAGGACGTAATACTCAAATCAAATGCTACGCGAATGAGAGTGTTTTCTGGTGCTCTGATTCGGACAGGCATGTATATTTTGTAGAACAATGAAAATAAAGTGTTATTCCATTCGCCTTAAAAGCCTTTCCCTTATTTCGAATAAGGCTTTTAAGGCAACGGCTTTCGACGGGTCAACGGACATCATACCCGCCTCGCAGGTTTTCGGTATGGATTACGATGTCGAAAAGTCGGATGCCTATTGGATCAGCGCGTGGATATTGGAGAAGAAAAACATCCAGTATTCCACGAAGAAAGAAGCGTGGTTCGATGAACACGGCAAGATGATGCCGACATATCACGTTGAAAAACATTCGACGGACAAGCAAAGTCCGGTCGTGTCTAACGAAATCGAAGAACTGAAACGCGATGATACTACTACCCGATCAGATTAAGGCGGAACGCCACCTTACCGCGTGGCGTGTCGGTGCGCTGTTCATGGAGGCAGGAACGGGCAAAACCCGCGTAGCTGTTAACCTTGTGAACTCCACGGACGCGGACTCGGTGTTTTGGATCGGGCCGCTGCAAACGATACAGTTTCACCCACTGCGCCCTACCGTCCGGGATGAGGTTGCAAAGTGGGGCGGATTCCGTGCGCCGGTAGTCTATACAGGCATTGAAAGTATACAGGCATCGGGGAGGATATATCTCAATCTGCGGGAACAGGTTGAGGCAGCTCGGAACCCGTTCATCGTTGTCGACGAAAGCCTGAAAATCAAGAATGCGGAAGCTATCCGGACGAAGCGGATGTTAGACCTTGGTACGCTCGCCAGCTACAAACTGATCCTTAACGGAACGCCGATAACACGCAACCTGTTAGACCTCTATCCTCAGATGCAGTTCCTTTCTCCGGCAATCCTTAATATGAGCCTGCCGCAATTCAAAGATACGTTCTGCGAATACAAGAAAGTAACCAAATTCTTAGGTGGCAGGCGGGGATACACGAAAGAGTTTATCACCGGATACGAGAACATTGATTACCTGTATTCTCTTATCCGGCATTACGTGTTTGAATGCGACCTGTCCTTGCAGGTGAAGCAACTATACAACACGATAGAATATAACCTTTCCGATGATGACAAAGAGGAATACGATAGGGTTAAAGAGAAGTATCTCGATGACGAGATGCTGCAATGGAAGAATAATAACATCTTCCTTGAAATGACACAAAAGATGCAACACTCCTATTGCTGTACACCGGATAAATTAGTAAAACTGGATGAATTGTTCAAAACGGTTGACGAAAGCCGGACGATCATCTTCTGCAAGTATATCTCCAGCCGTGAGGAATGTGCCCGCCGCTATCCGAAAGCCACCGTGTTGAGTTACCAGAAAGAGGCGTTCGGGCTTAACATGCAGCACTTGTGCAATACTGTATATTTTGACAAGAACTGGGATTATGCGTTGCGCGTTCAATCCGGACGGCGCACGTTTCGCACCGGACAGGAATACGATTGCCGGTATTGGGACTTGACCGGAGATGTAGGACTGGAAAGCCTTATTGACCGAAACATTTCCAAGAAAGTCGGTATGGCTGAATATTTTAAAGGAAAAACGAAAGGAGAAATATTGAAAGAATTATGAGAAAGGTGATTTTCAGAAAAGACATTCAATCGTTTACGCTTGAGGAACTGCCCGATGATACTCTTATCGTCGTACATGAAATGTACGACGCTCCAAATATAGATAGGCGTGTTATTGAATGGCAAAAATTTAAAGCCAACTATATTGGGCATGAAACAAGCCAATATATCCTTGTTGGTGCAAATCGAATGATATCGCCTTCTAATAGGTGTGATATGGTAAATGACTTTTTGCAGGTAATGACAAAAACGATACCAAAAGTATCTATCGACACATCTCCGTTTATTGGAGAGCCATGGAGGCTGTGGTATCATTACTCGTTAGCATTTGGAGTGTGGATGGGTGCGGATTATTCTTATCCGATTGAAGGAGAATGGAAGAAGTGGTTTTATTACGAGATTAACTCCTGTAAATTTTTACCGCAAAATATCCCATTATTTGCTAATAATGATAATACCGATACGGATCTTTCTCCACTTTGGACAAAATTTGATCTTTACGATCCTAATAAAATGGACGTAGAGTTTTACGAAGAAGCTAAAAAATATGTTTTCGATAAATACGATACTCCAAAGCTATTAATCAATAACCTGCTGAAAGTCTGCAATAAGCATTTTAGTAAAGTATTGGATTTTGATTCGTATCTTACAAACAAGGATTATCTATTACCCGATTTTGGAGTATATAGATTCTTAATTGAAGAAAACAAAAGAAGATTAGCAATATATAACTATTTTACAAAATGAGTTACGGAGATTACTGGGAAACATATCCTATTGAAAAAGGAGATATTTGGACTCTCGGTGAGTCCAGGATTTCAGTATGCGATATAACTGAATATTTTCCACGATACATGCTGGATGCTGATATGATATATTGCGATCCTCCGTGGGATTTGAGTAAAGTCAACTTCTTTAATATAAAGTCAGGACGAGAATGTATGAATAAATTCGATGAGTTTTTCATACCGCTATTTACGCACATCGAGAAAATAGGCGCAAAAGTGTGTTATCTTGAAACCGGAAACAAAAATCTACGATTATTTGTAGAACAGTTGTCACGGATATATCCTATCGTTCAGGTCTGGGACATATTATATTACAAGAAAAATCCCTGCCATCTTGTCCGTGGAGGTTATTCGGTTTCTGAGTATGACTTTTCCGGTATGGATGATGAGGTTACGCCATGGAAAACGATCGAATACGAAAATCCGTACAAAGTAGCCGACTTTTGTACAGGCAGAGGGTTGACAGCTTTAGCCGCTCTAATGAACGGTAAAGTATTTCTTGGGACAGAGTTAAACAAACGAAAATTAGCGATACTAATACATAAATCAAAAAAAATAGGAAATGGCTTTCAAAAAGAATTATAATAGAGATAAAAGCACGTTAGAAGCAGCAAGGGAAAGAATCTCGTTGCTGTTCGATAACTTCGATACGATAAACGTATCTATCTCCTCAGGAAAAGACAGTACCGTATTATATCATTTATCTTTGCAGGAAGCGATACGGAGAAACCGGAAGATAGTCGTTTTTTTTCAAGACCAGGAGGCTGAATATCAGGCGTCTATTGATATTATAAAAGTGCAAATGCGACACCCGAATGTTATTCCGGCATGGTATCAAGTGCCAATATATATGACAAATGCGACAAGCGTTGACGATTACTTTCTATACGCTTGGGGCGAGGGTGAGGAATGGATGAGAGATAAAGATGCTCTCTCTATTCATAGTATATCGGAAGAGTACCCGAATAGGTTTTATAAGTTTTTCAACTGGTATGAAAACAAAAATACCAATGCGGCATATCTTGTCGGGCTTCGCTCGGAAGAAAGTTTAACGAGATTTAGGGCTGTGACAAAGTTTACCGGTTGGGGAGGGCTGAGATGGAGTACGGTCGATGGAGATGTAAAAAAGTTCTATCCGATATACGATTGGACTGTCTACGATATATGGAAATTCATATACGATTACAACCTTCCATATAATAAGATCTACGATCTGATGTATATGTCTAATTATAGCATATACTCCGGGATGCGGGTATCTAACCTTATACACGAAAAGTCATACAAGTGCTTAGTAGATCTTCCCAGATTCGAACCGGAAACATATAACAGGCTATGTCGGAGAATAGGGGGAATATCAACGGCTCATAGATATGCGAGCGAAAAACTCGTTTTCAACAACAAGCAACTTCCGAAGCATTATAAGAACTGGAAAGAGTTTCGTGATTTCCTCATGCAGAATATCCCGAACGACGATCACCGTCAAAAGTTTATTGCACGATTCGAAAAGCAGGAAAAAAACGAGAGGACTTTTCAGGCGCAAGTAGGACAACTCCTTATAAATGATTATGAAAACAGTCGATCTTTCGACACTAAAAAATCAGAAAAAACTCAAAAAATAAAAGAAAAATGGATGCAAATACTATAAAATTCCCGGAAACAAAGATCGTCAACATTAGTGAATTGTACGCTAATGATTATAATCCAAATCGAATGCCGGATACTGAAATGGGGTTATTGAAAGAGTGTATCTTGAAGTATGGATTTCTATTTCCAATAGTGACTACGTGGAATGAAGAGAAAGAGAAATACTGTATAATAGACGGATACCATAGATACGAGACGCTCAAAAGAATAGGAAGCGATAAAGTGTCTATCGTGGATTTGAGGTTAAAATATCACGATGCTGTTCAATTGACTGTTCTTATGAACAGAATAAAAGGATTGCATCAGGTTGAGTTAATGAGCGACCTGGTCGTAAAACTTGAAGATTTGGGGCTATCAGATAGCGATATTTGTGTAAATCTTGGGATGGAAGCCGAAGAATATCTAAGATTAAAACAGCAACTCGGAATAGCTCATGCTTTTCGTAACCATGAATATTCAAATTCATGGAATATAACAGAATGATTATTAAAATTCAAGATTCAAGAATATGAAACTAACAAACGAAAATTTAAAGGAAGTCGGCGCATGGCTTAAAACCAAGCGTTCCGAAAAGGGGCTGACCAGCTATCAGTTGGAAATGGATTACCGTTTACATCGTAATTCTATGCACGGCATTGAGGGCGGCGAAAAAAGATACACAATCAAGTCGTTGCTTCAATACTGCGAAGCGATCGGCGTAAAAATAACGCTATCCGATTAGCGGTCAGCACACATACCAAAAAAGCCCCCGGAACTCCGGCTAAGGAGAAACGGGGGCGGACATATGTACAAAAGTTTACGAGGCAAAGATAGGGATTTAATCCGAAAAAGCAAAAGATGGTATAAAATAACAGGAATGATAACACAAAAAAGCCTCAACAATACGAACGTTGAGGCTTTCTTTAAACAAGTGAGGTTATTTAGATTTTGTCTAAATCAAACAACCGTTTTAGTTAAAACTCACTCTTGTTGATACCATTTTGAACGTTATAATTATATTTGCAATGTGTTAGTAATAACACTGCCCCTCTTGAATGAGAAATGTCAAGACCCAACCACCTACGGGTGGTTTTTTATTATATCATAATCATGGAAAAACAAAAGGTTATAGTATATATTGATGGATTTAATTTCTATTACGGATTAAAGACTAAAGCTAAAAAGGAATCTAAGTGGAAAAAATTCTATTGGCTTGATGTAGTTAAGTTCTTTGAATCAATGATGAACGAAAATCAGGAATTGATAGAAGTTCACTATTTCTCTGCAAGACCTCATAGAGTAGATGCAAGCAAAAGACAGGATACGTGGTTTTGTGCAAACAAGTTGAATCCTAAGTTTAAATTAACCCTTGGTAAGTATTTAAAAAAGGAAATAATTTGCAGAAACTGTAAAAGTACAATTAATTATTTTGAAGAGAAGGAGACTGATGTGAGAATCGCAACTCAGATAATTAATGATGTATACAAAAAAAGATGTGATATTACAATTATAGTATCTGCTGATAGCGATATGTTGCCAGCAATAGAATTGATAAGAGATCTAAATTCCATCCATAAGGTTTTTGTGTATTTTCCACCATTAAGACATTCTATCGAATTATCAAACTCATGCAATTCGGTAAAGAAACTATCTGACTACAAAGCAAGATTTAATCAGTCTATGCTACCCGAAAAGATCACTTTACAAAATGGGCATATATTAGAAAGACCGTTAAATTGGAAATAAAATAATAAAGCCGGATTACCCGGCTTTATTTTCCTAATCAGGATTTATTTCCGGGTGTAATTCCAGAAAAGTTATCTATACTTTTAAGAATCTCTCGCGTCTGTTTCAAAATCTCGGTATGTTCTTCTTCGTTTTTTCTTAAAGAACGTTCTATACCTGCATGATTGTAATCATGCTTATCTTCCCATTTCGTAAATCGACGAATGGCGTAACAGAACACAATTAATAATACAACAAAAACAGACAAAGATGTCCAATTGTTTAAAATGTAATCAAGTATAACGGCGCGCATGAGTGAATTTGTTTAGATGTTCATTCTGCAAATCTACTATTTTTTCCTTCTTTTCTCAGTAGCATTCATTTGCTTTATCTCATCGCACATCCTTTTGACGTAGTGCGCATATTTAGCTGCGGACGTTACGGTTGTATTTATCTGCATCTTAAAGTGAGTTTCGACGGCGACGATTTCACGGATGAAATATTTCCTGTCCATAATGTTTTTCCCCACCTTTTCCGGCCGGCTGTTCAACCGGTCAAGATTAAACCTGCTATTTGAAAGTATGGCAGATACCCGCATCCTGATCTTATTCTGCTCGCTTTGCGGCAAATCGAATCCGAATCGTCTCAGTATATCGCAAACGTCATCCCACCGGTTGAGGCCTATCAGGCTATTACATGCGTTCATGCAATTAATTCTTATCCTGTAATTGATTATATCGTTCTTTTTTGCAAGTTCGGCCTCAGCGGACGCCCCACCTATTATATCCATGTACTCATGTATTAGCTCCTGTGCGGTTATCTCCGCTCCGGCAGACGATCGTTCGCCTTCGGAAGACAATGCGCTTAAATCGCCCAAAAAGACGTCTATGAATACGTCCATCGGAATTCTATCAAGTGTCATATATTTCATGATTTTATTGTTTGTAATACCCTATAATTATGCCGAGAGCCATACACTCCATTCCTTTTATTTTTTTCTTTCTTCGAAAGCATCTTGACTATATCTTTCATTCCCTGTTCGATTCTCACCGTATCCATGCTTACATTGACATATATACCTTCTTCCTTGCCGACCTCAATCATTCCCGTATCGGATCGGAAAGATTTTAAATCATCAATCGTCAAGGCATCAGGTATAACCATAGAATGCTTTGGAATGTCCACCAGGGTAGGAATGGATGGAGTAATGAAGGATTTACCGGAGGGGTTATAACCGTTTCCGATCTTCCACCGTCTCCGACGATCGCAAGCCCTCCACCGTGATCTTTCGTTCCTTTGGCGTACTTGGGAATAGGTGTTGCGATGGCCGTTGCAAGCTGTATGGCGCCAAGGGCGGAAGCAAGTACAATAAGCGGGGTCGCTGCCGGAAATCCAACCGTTGCAATAGTTTTCATTATACCTGCCGCAGTGTTTAGCATTATCTGAACTATGTTATTCGCCTTTTCCAACTTCGCCTGCCGGGTCTGCAACTCCGCTTTCTTCTTTGCCAGTTCCGCTTCCTTTTGTGCGGATTTGTCTTCCGCCGCCCTCTTCCTGGCTTCCGCCTCTTCGGTGGATATTGCGCCCGTTTCCGCGAGCCGTTCGATCCGTTCAATATCGGCATCGTGTGCGTCTTGATTCGCTTTCTGTTCGGCTTCTATTTCCTGGATACGACGGTCAAATAATGCAGAACCCAAATTAGCGAATCCATTCAGGGATTCGGCGACCGTTTCTATGTTTTTCGCCATATTATCCAGCCATTCCCTCTCGGCTTCCTCTCTATCTTTTACATTATCTACCAAATTTGAAGTAACCATGTTTTGAAGCGCAATTTTAGCCTTGGCGATCTTTCGCTCCATGGCAACCCTTTCATCCGGGCTTAAGTATTCCTTTTCAGCCTCGTATTGTATCTCTAATGCTTGGATTGCCGCCTCGGCATTTTTAATGGCATATCTTTTGGTTATTTCAACGCGTTTTTTTTCGTATTCTTCCTTATCAATAAGTCCTTCGCTGTATTGTTTGGCCAATTGTGATAATTCATCCGATAACAGGCTATCCATTATTATAGATTCGGACGCAAAAGATTCCTGCATTTTATCAATACGCTTTGACGCAAATTCAGATTCCGTTTTCTCTCTTAGTCTTGCGTACTTTTTTATGATCAGGCTTACATCCAGACCTGTTTTTTCCGCCGATTCTTTTTCTTGCTGTTCTTGAATATTAAGAAGTTTAAGTCTTAAATCCAATTCCTCTTCCGAGCCCTCACGAATAGCAGCAATCCTGTTCTCTGTATTTGCAAGTTCAATACGGCGGGCATATTTCTCGTTTATCGCTTCGATCTCCTTTCCCTCTGCTTCTTTATATGCCTTTCTTAATTCAAGTTCTTTCGGCTCGTTTCCTTTGATAATTGACAACCTTTGCTGATATTTAGCCCTTACGCTTTCTATCTCATTTTCCTTTTCCTGATCAATTATAGATGCACGTGTTTTAGCCAGTTCATTTTCTATTCGGATCATGTAATTTTTATGCGATTCGGCTTCTTTATCTGTATCTTTTGGTATAATTGGAGTAAATCCTGCACTTTTTCGTATATTATCAAAACCTTCTAATATAGTAGAAAATAAATCCGAATAAGCATCCCCTGTTTTCTTTGATTGATCTACCTCTGCTTGTCCTTCTTTTATTCTTGCTTTATGGAAATTCTCAGCGGAAACAGATGCATCATCAAGTACAGTTCCTGCATCTGCCATTGCACCTTTAGTAAAAGTTTCAAGAAAAATTTCCCAAAAACTCGGGCCTTTTTTCGCTTCCTCTTCCAGTTCCAATTGCTTCTGGAAAGCCTTTTCGTATTCTTTTGCTGCCAAATTTCTTGCTGCATCCGCTTGTGCCCTTAGTTTCATCGATTCAATATAAGCAGAAGTATTTTCAACAAGTAAATTTTCTGCATCACCGATAGTTTTTATTGATATTCCAGTATCATCAAGCTCCTTTCTATTCTCTTTTAAAAATTTTTTTTGCAGATCAATATTTTCGCCTAATGACTTCCATGAATCCGATAGTTTTTTAATATTCACAATTTTACTCCCTACTCCACGGAATGTGCTTTCAAATTCCTTATTTAATTCTTTAGTAGAAACGGATACTTCATCGATGGTTTTTTTTGCATTGAATAAACCTTTTACGAAATTGATAATCTCTTTCCTGTATATGGTTATCGCAGCAATCCCGGCAACTAACATCGTTTGCCACGAAAATAATGAACCGATAAGCTGTTTCCACACCGGAGGAACTTTAACGCCCTGCTCCCTTAATGCCTTAACTTCATTACTCGCTTCTTTAATCTGGCTGATCATCATTGGAAGATTCCTCGACAATTGAGTAAAGAAAGAACTTGTTCCAGCACTTAACGACGGAAGGCTTCTTGTTATTGATTGTATTTTTGAATCAACTCCATTCCAGGCAGACATGTAATTACCCACATTTCGTTGATAATTACCCATTTCTGCGTCTATGGATTTTAGTTCATTCTTTAATTTATCAATCTGTCCCAATATTTCCTTTCCCGGAACTCCCTCCCTTTGCGCTTTCGACAAATCCTTGTACCTCTTTTCCAATTGGAGTACAGCCGCGTTCATTTCCTGATACGACCCAGCGGTAGAGACTATGACGGTAGCATGGTTTTTAAGGAGGTTTTGATTCTGCTGTATCGCAGCATTTATTTCTCTTTCCCTTTGAGATAATTCACCTGCCTTTTGCGCATAATCGGCGTAGCTGATACGGTTATTATCGAGTTCTTTTTTTAGCGTTTTAAGTTCATTCCTGACCGATTCCAATTGTGATTTCTGATTAATCAACCTTACGCTTAACTCACTTGCTTTTTCGTCAAAGGCGGTAACGCTCTGTATGATCTTTGCATACTCATCGCTTGCAAGACCGATATTATTTGATGCTTCCTGAAACGATTTAGCGTAAGCGGTTGCCGTATCCCGTCCGGATGTCTGAGCTTCTTCCACTTTTTTTGTTGAAGTCGCTATTTTATTGAGAGATTCGGTAGCCTTATCGACACTCGAAGTAAACGAGTTCATTGATTTAATCAACGTTGATAACTGCCCGAAGTCAGCTATCTTTTTCGACGCCTGCTCAAGAACCTTCGCATGTTTTTCCTGAATAGTAGACAACTCATTCTGCACCGCCGCCATCTTCTGCATTGTGGCGATCGTTTCTTCATGCTTCCTGGTATATTCGGCTATACTACCCGGATTTACCTTAACCCCGCCTGCTAACTCTTTAGTAAGCGCTACGTACTTTGTCATTGCGCCTTCAAAGGCTACACCTAATTTGTTGACCTCTTCAATTGCTTTCGGATCAACAATCTGATCTACCTTAAAATCGTATCCCATAATTTTGTTTCCGGCGCCTTCACCGGATGCTATTAATTAATATTTTGAAAGAATTTCGCTGAATGCTTCACATCGCTCCGTTTCACTGTTAATCCCGCAATCCTCTTTCCACGCGCAATCCCCGCAAAGATCGTGAAGTAGCTTATTGCGTTCGATTATTGACTTTTTGTCATATCTGTACGGTGAACGTAGTGCATTTCTGACCTTAAAAAGTGTCTTTTTGATATATTTCTTCATGATTAATAGTATATGTATTCAATTAGTTTTCCGGTGAACTTCTCCGTTTCTGAGCAAAAAGCAAATGTACCGTCCTGTTTTTCGTATAGCACAAATACGCGTCCATCCAATTTGGCGGCTTTCTTTGCCAGCTCACGCATCCTTTGCAAGCCAGCTAAATTCCTGTTGACCTGTGTACATGCCATATTATTTGAATTTCGATATATACGATTTATATACGGCTTTCAACGTATAATCCCAAAAGAATTTTTTTGCCCTTGGAGATAACTTATAGATCACATCGCCATATTTGGATTCAATATCGCGTGCAAAGTGTACACCGGTCGAATGTATATGAATTCCATTCTCAATAAGCGTTGATTTTATGCTTTCATAAAAGTTACCAACGATAATAAGGTTCGGCGTATCCATATTTCTTGGGCCAAATCCGAGGTATGACGGCGAGGGTGGTTGAATTGTCTTTTTCCATTTGGCGTAACCTTTCCCGTTATTCTTCCAGTGCCCCGCTTCCGGTGACTGAAAGAACGGATCGGAAGAATATGAAGGGGATAATACTTTTTCATCTCCATCAACTCCTGAGTATAGCTGCTCCCGGATGAACTCTACGGCCTCACTTCCGTTATTTTGAATTGATTCCACAATTACCGGTTGCAACCCATTCTTAAACTCATTATATCTCTCGTATGAATCCTTGAACGTACCCATGCTATTTATTAAAAAGAAAGGAGACTTACGCCTCCTCTCTATTGTTATCTACATCCACATCGGCAAGTGTTTCGGATGTGTTATCTGAAACCGTTTCCGGCTTCCTGCTTTTTATCCTGTCATATATGTCCGAAAGGATATCACGCCGGTCGGATTCGTCTCGGTCAAGAAAAAATATATCCACACACTGTTCAATGAAATCTTTCTTCTTCATTGATCGGATCAGACCATCATTAAAAGAAACTCCCTCGACTACCATGACTACGAGAATTGTTCAATTCCAAGAATACCTTTCTCGGAGAGAACGGATGGTTTTGCGAGCTTTGCCGTTCCTGTGAGTGATAGAACACCATCCGCATAAGTTACCGCGGAGGCTCCCGGTACAACAGTGCTCGATCCTGCTGCAATAGCTGTACCAAAATTCGCTGTAATATCAAGCCTTCCATAGTGTTCTATTAGCTTGTATTTACCAGTTGTACCGGCGGAAACAAAATCAACTTCCACAAGCCCATACAGCGACCCCAGTATATCGAAGTCTACCGTACGAACATCCTCAAGTTTAAAATGGCGTTCAATGTCCGAATACATTAAATTCACTGTCAAGTACGAATTCTGACCACTTGAGTCAAAATCCTGGCCGCCTACATAAATTCCAGATAGCGGAATTCCATGCAGCAACGTGTCGGTATCACTACGTTGCCCGAATATCGTATTCGAATCGTTGACGAAAAACACATCGAACTTGCTATCTTTAGCCTCAACTACATTCGCACGAAAACCCATATCATAGATATCGAGCGTGAATGTATCCGTTCTGGCCGAATAAGAAGTTACTTTGTTCGCTCCGTATCCCTGCTGCGAGGTCTGCGCCTCACCACCTGAAGGTGCAAATTCCTCAATAGTCTTAACCGGATATATGCGATCCGGCCGGTCTGCATGAATAGCCGTTTCAATCGCATCCGCCGTAATCGCCTGCGGCAACGCGTAACCGCTTTGAACAAAAATCAAAGCCTTAACCTTACCACGCGGGACGGGACATGAACTGATTCCCGAATTAAATGTTTTAGACCCGCATTCTCTAATATCTTGTGCCATAACACTGTTTGTTTTTTACGTTAATTTTTAAATTGCTAATATTTATCGCATCGATCAGATCATCTAACGGTTTGTTTTTGCTGTCCATCGCTCCACGAGAACCAAAACTGTAATTCTCCTGATAGGTATGTGGAATAACGCCGTTATATTGAACTACAATATCCCTGTTATTCCTCAACCGATCAAGAAAACATTCGTATATCGGACGTAAAACGGGAATGAACGAATTGCACATTCTTTCCTCATTGGTATATTTCGATAACGTAGAGGTGGCAATCATCAACGAAACTCCGGCAGACGTGAAATAACCCCTGTTTGTACGATCTTCATTAAACGGAGTGAATAAAGCGATGAGTGGAAACTTCAAATCGTTTATCTCGCGGGATTTACTGTACATTGCAAGTGTATTGCGGATATATTCAGTATCTCCGAAGATATAACTTATATTCATTCCTTTAGCCTCACCGGTTGAGGCGCAAACTTCACCGATTACCTCTATTATACTTTTCATATACCTAATGAATTAATGCGGTCAAACATATCCGGATCGGATTGGAGTTCATATCCTGGAATATTCTTATCAATCCAGTCGGCAAGGCGGTAATTACCTGCAACCATCAGATTCCATGCTGAAACCAATCTTCCCATTGACGATACTACCGGATTGTCCGAGTTATTTCTCTGTACACCGTTACCCGTCACACGGACGTCATTCCACCGGACAAAATGAAAATATACGTAACAGGCAATGGGAGATACGCTTTGCCCGTCGAACCACGCCTTAAGATCATCCCATTGCTTTACCACCATACCACTATCATCGTTCATGTATGCGATAAACGATTCAGATAAATCACAACCCAACATGCGGACAAGGTATTCCGGTTCATAGATGGATATAAAGCTACGAATACTCTCCGAAAGTCCGTACGAACCTATTGATGCGTTCATTGAATCGGTAGCTCCTTCTATAAGAAGTTCTCCGCGCGTGAATTGTGATATATCTGTCAGCATACCGTCATTATTCGAGAGTGTCCTTTTTTGCCACTTTCGCCTTTGCCTCAGCCTTCGCTTCCGCAGTCATTTCATCCATCACCTCGGATACTTCCGACTTTTTAATAGCCGTTTTTACCTCATCGGTTTCAGACACTACGCCGGATGCGATCCATTTCATTGCGATAGGCAATGTCACCGATGTGCTATCACCTTTTTTGAACGTCCCGAAATCCTTTGTAAAGGTCACACCGTAACGTGTCTTCAAATCCAACGGGTAACTTTTTGTTTCATTTTTTTCCATATAACTTTCTTTTTATGCCGTTATGGCCGTTATTACGTTATCAAATGTATCGACAACAAATGCGGTCGTATATTGCCTCTTTATGTACGTCATCAGGCGTTTTTCACCGATCATCGTCACCAGGTTTCTGGTAAAGTCGTCGTTTTCCCAACCGAACGTAACGGTAAGGGCTACGTAGTCTCGGATATTGAAGTATCTGAAATCACCTATCCATAATTTACCAAGATCAACCGCCGTAGAAGATTCAACGCGCAAACCCTGTATCAACTCATCACCAACACGGAAAGGACGCAGATACTGACCGTTAGCATCTTTTTCAAGTTGCATGGCTGCATAGTCGATCGGATTCATAAGAATCAGATTCGGGCGATAGTTCATCTTGCTGGTTGATACGATCTGCGTGTACGCGGCAACTATGGCATCATATTTGTTCGGACGGGAAACCGTTAATCCTGTCATGGCGAATCCGGGAAGATCGGCGAGAACCCCCTTGATTTCACCGTTCAACCCATCACCGTTCAATATACCATCTTCCTCTCTGATGTCTATACGGCTCAACAGTTCAGAACGGATTTCAGAAACCAATTGCGGAAGATCAGTCAATGTTTCCTCTGTCAGTTTTGATGTCAAGGCAACTTTAGCGACCGTTATCGTTCTTTCCTGCAACGTGGAATCCATTGCCGGCTTCAATCCACCCTCAGGCACCCATTCAGCATCACCAACGCCGGGAACGAATTCGGCGATAACAAGCGATCGGCCATTCGTCGAAGCTACATTCGCATATTGGCGGATGATGGTCTGTGCACGTGGCTCAACATCAAGAACGGTATCAACATTCAATCCGATATGCGGTGCAACGCCGCCAGCCGTAACAGTAGACGCCTTTGTATTCAAAACAAGGTTTAGCGTCTTCTTGTATCCGGGACTTGACTTGCAAGCCTCACGCAAATCAATCGTTTTTCCACCTTTTTCTTCCTTGATGAAATCCTTTAACTGTTCAGCGACCTGATCTTCGAGTGATTTAAACACTACACGTCCTCTGTTTCCTGATTCTGTCAATCCTTTCAGTTTAATGAGTGTGTCTTCAACTTCTTTAATTTTATCGGAGAATTCCTTCTTTGACAAAAGGCCGGAAATGTCCGCCTGTTTGAATTCATCCATTCCTTTAATAGAATCAACGATCGATGTCTTAATGTCCTCAATCTTGATATTTTCTTTTAGATACTCCTCGCCGGCCGTGCCGAGAGCCTCGTCTATCTTCTCCCACATCTTCCTGTCCTCATCTGACATATCCTTTGTGTCGATGTGTGCGAGAATACCGAATTTAATTCCTTTTCCCATTTTACTCGATTAATTTATTAATGATTTAAACATGGATTTCTTCTCGTGCCTGCCGGCTTGTCCGTCGTTAAGTGTGCCCGTCAAAGATTTGTTTTTCTTCTCGCACGGCTTAATAGAAGCAAGTGTCATTGCCTTTGCAAAAATCCGTTGTATCTTTTGTTGTTTCGATTGTCCTATGTGTGATAAAACCGCACATAACTCATCGTCCAACTTCTTATATTCATCATCAAACTCCTGTTCTGATTTTAATCCGAGATATTCAGTCTCACCATTCGCACCGATCGTCACAACGGATATCTCATACAGGATCACTTCACCAACTACGAAATACATCTCGTCACCTTTTTCTTCCCATTCGCATTTATCAAACACATATCGGAAACCAATCGAGAACTGGTTTAATGTACCGGATTCGAGTTGTTTTAATGCTCTGTCTCCCAATTCCACATCATCAAGGATGGCTTCAAAATATAATCCCTTATCATCCTCACGCAACGCGGTGATCCGGGCAATAGGCTCACTCATATCGTGCATCCATAGGAATGCAATTTTATCATTTGCATTCGATTCCGGCCCGCGCTCCGATATACTCTTTACAAAACACCCTTTCACTAACAAATCACCTGCTTTATCTATGTTTCCAAATATAGCGGCATATCCACTTATTGTCCTGCCGTCAGGGTTATACGACATGTCTTTCGTGTCAAACGTTACAGTCTTGTATCTCTTACCCACACGGGTACCGTATTTATTCATTTGTTCCATTATCAAATTCTCCTTTTGGTTTATCAGGGTTTATTTCCATATATGTTGCCAGTTCAACTCTCGCTTCATCCTTTGTTATTAGCCCACCTTCTACGAGTTTTGAAAGTGCATTACTAACCATAGATAATGCGGATGCCGATTCTTTTCTGTCTTTTTGTAAACATGAAACATGCGTATAGTCTATCTTTACGTATATTCCTTCCGGACATAACACGTTGGTCAATGCCTCGGATATTACTTCGGAATCTGGGATGATAAGGCTTTGATATGCCTTTCTTTCCGCTGCTTCTTGGTTTTCGTATTTTGAATTGGCAATAAACAGATTAGGATTAATTCCTATGGCATTAGCGATCTTTTCCGTACACCTCGAATCTTCTTCCATCAAAAGAAGCTGTCCTGAATCATAGTTCAATGGTATCCATCCGAGTTTCGCTTTCGTTACCAGGATCGAGAAATTTTTTCCAACAAGACCGTATTTGCCTTTAAATTGGTCATTCAGCTTTTTTTGTTCGCCAGATGTTAATGCAGTATTAGCGAATTCACTTGAATCATCGTTGTGTACAATGCCTTTAGGCCCTCCATCGACAATCAGAGTATTGCTCGCGGCCATCTGCGCCACCCAATTAGATACAGGAAAAGACAGGCTATCTGTTGTGGAGCGGAATATTATTTCCGAATCTTCTTCCTTCAACAATATAGCCTCCGAATCATATATAATGAAGTATTCTTCCTCGCTTAACTCGATTTCCTCACCAGCGAACTGCACGTACGCACGTTTGATTATTCTCTTAAGTTCGTTCTGTTTAAATAACTTTCCGGTAGATGTAATGTGAAACAATTCAGGTGGAATTATCCACAATTGACCAGGGAGCGAGTTTCGTGTAGCGCGAAGCGTGTAGATGGGGCAATATCCAAATAGTTTTAAACTCATTTCGACCTGCTTAAAGAACTGTCTTCCTGTTTGCATAACATTCGGATTCTTAAGCAATCGATCGATGTCATTATTAGATTCTGATTCATTGCCGTCTTTATCTACGACATAAAATCTACCATTGGAGAAAAGCGATCCAGCCTTATCGATAACAGTCGAGATCGGAGTACACACGGACATAGATATAGCTTTGTGCATATCATCACGCATGTCGAAGTTGTACATTCCACCAAGTAGATCAAGTACTTTTCTATCACCGAAGCCTATTCCGTGCAAATCTTGGATATACCAGTGATTTCCTTCCTTATCTTTACGATAGGTTATATTCCTACCTATGAATCTACTTATTGACTCGGATAATCCCATAATTTTAAAAAAAGGACAACAGGTGAAACCTTACGGAATCCTCTATTGTCCCTTTCCACAGTCTTTTCGTTATACATTGTTTTTGGGTAGCGTGCCACTTGACACGCATAGAGTGATTCTCTTGACGCAAATATAACAATATTATTTCGATAATTTCAAATCATAAAGAATATTATTAATTAAAATATATCCTTGATAAATAAGACGACGCAAATGATAATATATTCAATGCCTCGAAATGGTCTTTCCCATTATAATCCATCATATTCTCTATGAATTCGATATATCCTGAATTCATATCATAATCAGACCTGAATCGAAATTTCTCCTTTATAGAAGGCTGGCAAGCATTTATCCTCTTATGTATGTTTGGCACTTCCTTTCTACCAATTACATCAACTCCACACTCTCTAAGATGCCTTACCACATGTGCAAAAGAAAAGTTACATTCAAATACGTATAGATCAGGTTTCTGCTTCAAAGATTTATATATAATATCCTCATCGAACGTGTCACTAAATACTACATCTATAACATCCGCAAAATCTTTTACCAATCCTACCATTATCATCATAAACATTCCACAGCAATCTGGAATAACAAATATGATCCTGTTATTGTATGCTATATCTTTTGTTGCATCAAAATAATTCATATCTTCATTTTTATACGTGTTTCTCTTTCTCCGGTTGGAAAATTTAATATATTCTTTTTCAAAGACTTTAACGGTTATGTATCTCAACGTATCGGAGCAGTGCCCGAACTCCTCATACGACTGCCCGGTGACTTTGTTTTTTATTCTCGTTTTCAATATTCCGCCGTTCACGTCCTTTTTTACGCACCGATAATCATTGATTGACTTTTCGCACGTCTCATTTATAAGAATCGAGTATGGAAGCTCACCACTCCATACCGCATTAATAAACTCACCCGAAAGAGCAACGGACGGATTTGATTTAGGTACTCTATCCTCAACAATATAACTCTTCTCCAATTGCTCTATGAACTTGTCGAGGAATGAACGTTTTTCATCGTCAATCGTATTGCCGGATTTGGTAGACACGTCTCCATATAGAAATAGTTTTTCTTCATAGCCTATACCTTCTAACCATAATCGGGTCATCTCTCCGGATTTCGAAACGGTATTGAAAGGGTCTTCTGCGCATATTTCATGAATCTGTGTTAACTTCTTGCTTTCCTCATCGAATTGATGCAACGTAACGGTAATATATGGCAAAACGTTATTATCAACCGACACATGAATCGCATTTTTTGGTGAAAAAACTATCTTTTTGACACATTTTGAACCATCAAACGCATGGAAGAATTCACCGCCAGTGCGAATAACACCCCATTCTCCAAGAGCGTAAACGCGATAATCTTCATAGTCTGTTAATCTTGACTTCTCAAAATTATTAATAGTGTGCTTGTCGTAGAAACCATAAGTACCGCAAGGCGATCCGACTACCCAATAATTATCCATATAAGTTACTTTGATCAGAATGGTGTCTCCATCCTTATTTATCTTTTTATACGAGTTTTCGCTTAACCTTGTCAAAGGATTCCCATTGATTTCTTTGGCGAGATCGAACCATTTGTCTTTATCGATAATTTCTGTTTTTATCCAATGTTGTTCGGATATTGGATTCCAGTCTGCGACTATCTGTAAATTTGGACGGCCACGCATACGGCGCTGCACTTCTTTCCAGTCGTCATGATCAAATTTTGATAACTCATTTAAATACGTTCTTTTGAATTGCGAAACACCTTTTATCTTTTCAGGATCATCCATTCCGCTGAATATAAATCTCGATCTATCGGTTTTTATTTTCCGGTCTTGGATGATAAAATAATCTCCGTATTCATTAATTGAACTTGCCAACACTTTAAAATCAGCATATACACTTTCGTCAATTGTAGTACTCTCTTTACGGAATATTATCGTAGAATTATCTTCTACCAAAGAGTTGTATATAAGATTCTGGCTTATTGAATAAGTTTTTGAAGCCGATGAACCGCCATATATCAGAATATTACGTATATCCGGATTTTTGAACGCTTCTTCTATATGCCAGTAAAGCGGGTTAAATAGCCTGTAATCAAATTCAATTTCCAACGCCTTTGTATGTTATGGATAATTTTTCAGGAAGTTCTATCTTTGTAGCCTCATCATATCCGAGCATCTTACATATACGCTCAATAGCCTTTAACTTATCATGAAGTTCAACCTTCACATATTCAACATCGACAATTTCAGGATTATCCTGAGTTCCGATATTTTTTTTCAATACTTTAGTCGAAATACTTTTTATGACACGTTTCTGCTTATCGGTAAGCTCTTCAAACTC